CCCGCACCGACCCTATGCCGAGTGGGAACGCGCCGGCCTCTTGACGATAACGGAAGGTCCAACGACCGATTACGACCTGATCGAACGCGACGTCCTCAACGACTGCCGCGCCCACGGCGTCCGCGTAGTCGCCTACGACAAACGTTTCGCCGAACAACTCGCGCAACACCTGATCGGCGCCGGCGTGGACATGATCGACCAAGCCCAAGGCTTCCAACTCACCGAAGCGATCCGCCGGAAAGGCGAACTCATTACGGCCGGCCTCCTCTGCCACGGCGCCGATCCGATCCTGGCGTGGATGGCCGCCAACTACGTCGTCCGCACCGGCCACCATGGCGACCTCCGCCCCGACAAAGAACACGCCGCCGACAAGATCGACGGACAAGTCGCCCTCGACATGGCCCTCGCCGTTTGGATTCGGCAACCCGTCGCCCCGACGCCGTCGTACGACATGATTTTTTTCGGAGGCGGGACATGACCGAGAAAAAACGCGAAGGCCGGCCGCCCCTGGACCCGTCCGATCCCTCTGTGAACGTCCATTTTCGGCTCCCGGCCAAGGAATACGACGCGACCCTCGCCCACGCCAAAGACGCCCGCCTCGACCTCGGCGACTACATCCGGCGCGCCCTCCGCCAAATCAATCGGCGAACGCCCGCGCCCTAGTTTCGTCGCCCAAACTGGCCGGCGCCGGCGCCGCGCGCAATTGTGATCGGCGCCCATGCTCGAACGCGCGTACGCGATCCTCCACGTCAAGAACCTCGACGCCGATCGCCGCGTGATCACCGGGATCGCCACCACGCCGACCCTCGATCGCCAAAATCACAGCCTCGATCCCGCCGGCGTCACGTTTCGGAATCCGCTCCCGCTCCTCCTCCACCACGACACCGAACGCCCGATCGGCCGCGCCATGTTCAACGCGCCGACCGCTGACGGGATCACGTTCGAGGCGACGATCCCGACGATCGACGAACCCGGCGCCGTGAAAGACCGGATCGACGCCGCGTGGCAATCGATCAAAGCCGGCCTCCTCTCCGGCGTCTCCATTGGGTTTCGGATCCTCCCGGACGGCCTGAAGGCCCGCAAGTCCGGCGGTTTCCTCCTCGCCAAGACCGAAATCTGTGAACTCTCGCTCGTCACGATCCCGGCCAACGCCGAGGCCTCGATCCTGACCATCAAGGCGCTTGACGCGCCTCACCTGGCCGCGTTTGGCCGCACCCCGCCCGGCGTTTCGGGCCTGCCCGTCGTTCGCGTCAAGGACGCGCCGCCCATGAAAACCGAAAGCCTCGCCGACCAGATCGCCGCGTTTGAAAAGTCCCGCACGGCCAAGGCCGCCGACCTCGTCGCCCTGATGACCAAGGCCGGCGAGGACGGAACCACGCTCGACGCGACGCAGACCGAGAAATACGAAACGCTCGAACGCGAAATCGCCAGTATCGACGAACACCTCCCGCGCCTGAAAAAGGCCGAGGCCTTGGCCGTCAAAGCCGCGACGCCGATCGCCGCCGCCGTGCCGCTGACCGAGGCGCGCCACGTCCCGATCGTGCAAGTGTCCAGTCCACTCCCGAAAGGCACGGCGTTTACGCGGTACGTCATGGGCCTCGCCGCCTCCAAAGGCAATCTCATGCAAGCCGTGGAAATTGCCAAGAAGTGGGACGACTCGACGCCGGAAGTGGGCCTCGTGTTTAAGGCCGCCGTCGCCGCCGGCACGACCACGGACGCGACATGGGCCGGCCCGCTCGCGCCGCTCACGCCGCTCGCCAATGAATTTATGGAACTCCTCCGGCCGGCCACGATCCTCGGCAAGATTCCGGGATTCCGCCGCGTCCCGTTCAACGTCTCGATCGCGTCACAGACCGGAGGCGGGACGTATCAGTGGGTCGGACAGGGCGCGCCGAAACCCGTGGGTAAATTGCAGTTTGGATCGATCACGCTGACGATCACCAAATGCGCCGGGATCATCGTCATCACCGAAGAACTCGCGCGCGTCTCGACGCCGTCCGCCGAGGCCGTCATCCGGCAAGACATGATCAACGGGATCGCCGCGTTCCTCGACACCGAATTCACCGACCCGACTAAGGCGCCCGTCGCCGGCGTCTCGCCCGGCTCGATCACGAACGGCGTCACCCCGATCACGACCGCCGGCACGACGCCCGCCAACGCGCGCACCGATATTCAAGCCCTGGCAAACGCCATGGTGGCCGCGAACCTCCCGATCGGTGGCGCCGTCGTCCTGATGTCGGCAACGAACATGCTGGCGCTTGCGTCCTCGCTCAACGCCCTCGGCCAACCGCTATTCCCCAACGTCGGCGTCAACGGCGGTACCGCCCTCGGCTTTACGTTCATTCCGTCCCAAGCCATGGGAACCACGGTCGCCATGGTGCAACCGGACTGCATCCTCTACGCCGACGACGGCGGAGTCACGATCGACGTTAGCCGCGAGGCCTCGCTACAGATGGACTCGGCGCCAGCGAACCCCGCCGACGCTACAACCGTGATGACGTCCCTGTGGCAAAACAACCTCGTCGGCCTCCGCGCCGAACGGTTTATCAACTGGAAAAAGGCCCGCGCCGGATGCGTCCAGTACACCGTGGCGACGTACACGGCCTAACCATGGATCGCGTTCCCATGATCGTCCGGCGGAGTGGGTACCTCGACGGAGCGTACCCACACGCCGGCGACACGATCCACGTCGATCCCGACCTCGTCGATCGCCTCGAACTCACCGGCTTTGCGCTACGGAGTCCTGACCCATGGAACGAGAGTCACGCGCCCAAGTCGGCGAATCCCTCGACGTTCGCGCCCGCGTCTATCACACCGAAAACGGAAACGTCCACGCCGAAGAGGACACGTACGCCGTAACCGATCGCGCCCTCGCCGAGACGATGGTAGCGATCGGCTTTGTCGCGCCCATCGGCTGGACGCCGGACGAACCGCCGCCGATCGAACCGCCACCCCCCGCGCGTATCGGCGACCGATGAGTCTCGGCCTGACGTTGTTTGGCCGGCGCTTTGAACTGACGACGAAATCCGCCGTCCCAATCGCCCCGTCCACGGGCCGAGGCGGCTGGTACCCGTCCGTCCGCGAATCGTTCCCCGGCGCCTGGCAACAGAACGTCACCGTTACCGCGTTTACGGCGATCGCCTACCCGGCCGTGTTCGCGTGTATCACGCTGATCGCCTCCGACATCGCCAAACTTCGCCTCCGGCTCGTGGAGCAAGACGAGAACGACATTTGGAACGAAACCGACTCCGCCGCGTTCTCGCCCGTGCTCCGCAAGCCGAACCACTACCAAACGATCATCAAATTCGTTGAACAGTGGATCACGTCCAAACTCATGTGGGGCAACGCCTACGTATTGAAAGAACGCGACGCGCGAGGCGTGGTTGTCGCGCTCTACGTGCTCAACCCGGCGTACGTGACCCCGTTGATCACGCCGGCCGGCGATCTCTACTACCAACTCGGCCGCGACCCGCTCACCGGCCTCCTCCAAGACGGCATGATCGCCGCGCCGGCCCGCGAGATCATCCACGACCCGATGGTCTGTCTATTTCACCAACTGATCGGCGTCTCGCCGATCTACGCCTGTGGCCTGGCCGCGCTCCAAGGCCTCAACATCCAAAACAATTCCACGCAGTTTTTCGGGAACGCCAGCAACCCCGGCGGGATCATCACCGTCCCCGGCGCGATCGACCAGGCGAAGGCCGACGAACTGAAGGACAAATGGCAAACCGGATTCTCCGGCGCGAACGCCGGCCGCGTCGCCTTGCTCTCCGCCGGCATGGAGTACAAGCCGATCACCGTCAACGCCACCGATGCACAGCTGATCGAACAGTTGAAATGGACGGCGGAAACCGTCTGCTCAACGTTCCACGTCCCGCCCTACATGATCGGCGTCGGCCCGCCCCCGCCGTACGCGAATATCGAACCGCTCCTCCAACAGTACTACTCACAGTGTTTGCAATCGCTGATCACGTCGCTAGAACTCTCCCTCGACGAAGGCCTCGGCATTAGTGAACGCATGCCGGACGGCACGCAGTACGGTACGGAATTCGATATCGACGATCTCATTTGGATGGACACGGCGACGAAAACCGCCGCCGCGAAAGATTCGATCGGCGCCGGCGGAATGTCGCCGGACGAGGCCCGCCGGAAATACTTTGGCCTCGGCCCTGTCCCCGGCGGGAACTCGCCGTACTTGCAAGAGCAGTACTTTAGCCTGGCCGCGCTCGCCGCCCGCGACGTCGCCAACCCGTTCGCCAAGCCGGCGCCCACGCCGACCGTTCCGCCGCCCGTGGATCCCAACGCCGCCGACCAAACGGCCGCCCTCGTGGCCGCGCTCTATCGGAAAACCGTGAGCCTCCGTCATGCCGCTTGACGTGGAACAAATCGCCGACGCCGTGGCCCTTATGGTGGCGACCGCGATCGCCCCCGTCCTCGAACGCCTGGCCGTCCTCGAAACCAAGGCCACGCGCGCGATCGACACCACGGATCTCGCCATGCTCCGCGCCGACCTCGATCTCCGCCTCGCCGACCTGGCGCAACAGAAAATCCCCGGCCCGCCGGGACCGCCGGGACCGGCCGGCGCCGATGGCAAAGACGGCCTCAATGGCAAAGACGGCGCGCCGGGCCTCCGGTACCTCGGCGTGTACGTGGACGGCAAGGAGTACGAACCCGGCGACGTCGTCACGTGGCGCGGCTCCGCCTGGCACTGTGACGGCCTGACGGCCGCCGCGCCTGACACCGGCCGCCCGTGGCAACTCGTCGTCAAAGCCGGCCGCGACGGCCGCGATCGCCGCGTGGAGGCCGCGCACTAATGGCCCAATTCGTCACGCTCGATCAGGCCAAAGGCCACCTCCGGATCACCACGCCGGCCGACGATCCCGGCGACGTCATCCTCCAAGACCAGATCGACCGCGCCGAGGCCGTGATCCTCGACTATCTGAAGGACAACGCGCCGACCGCGCCCGACCTCGTCATCACGCAAGCGATCCTCCTCACGCTCGCCGAACTCGATCGCTTCCGAGGCGACGACGAAGGCACGTACAGCCAAGCCACGACCGCCGGCGACCTCTCGCCCGTCGTCACCAATCTCCTCCGCCGGAAGAGGACGCCGGCCCTGGCATGAGTCCCGCGCGCGACCTCGATCGCCTCGACTATGTCCCGGCCGGCCGGCGCCGCCACCGTGTCACCGTGGAAAATCCCGGCACGCCGACGCCGGACGGACACGGCGACTACACGATCCCGCCCGTCGTCTCGCCGATCCCGTGGGACGTGGCGCTTGACGTGTTCTCCCCCAATCAAGAGGCGACCGCCGCCGACGCCGTCACGGCCCATATCACCCACACCCTCGCCGGCCCGTACCGCGCCGACGTCACGACCCGATCCACGTTTATTTTCAACGGCCGGCGCCTGAACTGCACGGCCGTCCGCAACATGGGCGAACGAAACATTACGCTCGTGTGTTCCTGTAGCGAAGTGGAGGCCGTCACGCCATGAAATGGGACGGCCTGGCCGAACTCTACAAACAACTCGAAAGCCTCCCGGCCACGCTGACCGGCGAGGCCGCGCATATCGTGGAAGGCGTCGCCAACGCCGCCGCCCTGGACATCCGATCGGCGTATCCCGTCCACTCCGGCACCCTCCGCGATAGCGTGTTCGTCACCCACTTTGACAAGGGCCGATACTCGGCCGGCGCCCAAGTGAAGGCGACCGCGCCCCATGCGTGGTTGTTTGAGAACGGGACCGCCGCCCGCGCCTACTACACCCACAACGGCGTCCGCCACGAAACCGGCGCCATGCCGCCCGGCCACGTGTTTATCCCGATCGTGATGAAACACCGCCGCGCCATGTACACCCAATTTGCCGCGCTCCTCGAACGCAACGGGATCGCGGCTCGGATCGACGATGCCCTCGCCGCCTGACTCCGCCGCGATCGGCAACGCCTTGATCGGCCACCTCTTGGCCGACACCGAACTCGCCGGCCTCATGCCGGACGGCGTATACCGCGACGTGGCCCGCGCCGGCAAAAAGCAGTACGTGATCGTCTCGCTCGTGGACAGCGTCGATCAGGCGACCTACGAAGGCCGCGCGATCGAATCCGCCCTCTATCTCGTGAAAGCCGTGGCCCTCAATAACGCCGCCGCCGTCGAGGCCGCCGCCGCACGAATCGATCAGCTGATCGAGGATCAGTTTTGGCCGATCGCGCCGGGCCTCGATCTTATGGCCGCGTCTCGCGTCGCCCCGATCGGCACCGTCACCGAACTCGACGCCGTCGATCCCGATCTCCGCTGGACACACCGAGGCGGCCGATATCGCCTCGACGTCGCCGTCACCTACGCCCGCACGCTCGCACCCCTGGGACTCGCTCGTGGAACCGATCAGAACGAAAGGGTTACGCCATGATCAAGACTGGACGCTATGGACTCGTGAAATGGGATCCCACCGGCGCGATCCCGCCCGCTGTCGGCCTCGTGGCCGTGATCTCCCTCAATAAGTGGAAGGCCAGTTTTAAGACGGACAAGCTGGACGTCACGTGCTTTCAGGACGTGAACCGCGTGTACATCCCCGGCATGAAAGACGTGTCCGGGACCGTGTCCGGATTCTGGAACTCCGACGAACTCGCCCTCTTCGAGGCGGCCGACGCCGAGGCGCCGGGAACGCTCGAACTCTCGCCCAACACGACCGAGGCCTTTAGCTGGACTGGCCTGGCGTACATGGACGCCGACATTGATTGCTCTGTGGACGGCGCGCCGGCCGTCTCCGGGACGTTTATGGCGGCCGGCCCGTGGACACAGAACGGCGGGACGCTGCTCGCCCGGCGCGCCGAGAACAAGGCCGCCTAACGGAAGGCGGCCGGCGTGTTTCACGACGGCGCCGCGCTTCGCGTCCGAGGCCCGCGCGCCGAAATTCTCGCCGCGTACGCGCCGGCGGCCTGCCTCCACGACTGGACGATCACCAAGATCGCCGGAACGTGGACGCTCACCGCCGGCGCCGACCGCGTCAACCCGATCCTCCTCCGAGGCGTGCTCCGCTTTGCCGCGCCGCGCGGCGCCCTCGGCGGCTTTTGGTACTGGCCGATCGCCGGCCCCGTCACCGTCATCGGCCGATCGTTGACGGCCAAACTTGGCAAGCCGGAGTAACCCGTATGTCCCGTTTCGTTCGTCCGGAAACCGCCGTCCTCACGCTCGACAACGGCGACCAACTCACGATCCGGAAACGCTTGACCGCCGGCGAACAACGCGCCAGCTACGCGCGCCTGTATACCGCCGGCGTCGATGGACGCATGATCGGGAATCCCCTGGACTCCGGGATCGCCCTCATCGAAGCGTACCTCCTCGACTGGACCCTCACCGACGACGACGGCCACCTCGTGGTTATTCGGCCGGACCCGCACCGCGCGCCGGACCTCGACACGCTCCGCGCCGTCCTCGATCAACTGGATTTTCCCTCGCTCGTGGAAATCAAAGAGGCGATCGAACGCCACGAACGCGCCATGGTGGCCGCGCGCAATGCAGAAAAAAAAACGATCCCGGCTGGCACGACCGCGCCCTCACCGACATCCGAATCGCCCGACGATGCGGCTGGACGCTCGACGACGTCCGAAACCTTGATCCCGACGACTACGCACTAGTGATCGAAGAACTCGTCCGCGAACAAACGCCACGCGACGCCGAGGACTGATATGGCCGCCGTTACCGGCACCTTTAACGCGGATTTTGCCCCGTTCGCCGACGCCGTCGCCGAGGCCAAAGTCACGCTCAAATCGTTCGAGGACGGCGCCAGCAAAGCGCAAGGCAAGCTCGAAACCCTCGGGAACAGCTTTTCCGGCGTCAAGATCATTCAGCAAGCCGAACTCATGGCCGAGGCGATCGAACGCGCCGGAGGCGTGACGACGCTCACCGCCAACGAACTCCAACGCGCCGGCAACATCGCCGCCGAGGCCGCCGAGAAAATCCGCGCCCTCGGCGGGACAGTCCCCGATCGGATCCAAGCCCTGGCCGACGCCGCCGGAGGCGCCGCGAAGCAAACCGATACCCTCGGCGTTTCGTTTACGAACCTCGTGGCCTCCATGGTGTCGGCCGAGGCCATCATCGGCGGGATCAAGGCGGCCTGGGGACTCCTGACCGATGAAGTCGCCGCCTCGATCAAGGCCGCCGGCGACGCCGAAAAAGCGCACGTCCAACTCGTCACCGCGCTCCGCGCGCAAGGCACCGCGATCCCGTCCGTCGTCTCCGCGTACGAAGGCTACGCCTCCGCCCTCCAACAGACCACGATCTATCAGGACGACACCCTTAAAGGCGCCATGGCGCTCCTCGTCCAAGTGGGCAACGTCATGCCCAAGGACATGGAGGCCGCCTTGACCGCCGCCACCAACCTCGCCTCCGGCCTCGGGAAGGATCTCAACGAGGCAACCTTAATGGTCGCCAAGGCCGCCGAGGGGAATACGACCGCCTTGCAAAAGTCCGGCGTCGCCCTCGACGACGCGAAAGTCAAAACGGAAGGATTCGGCTACGTCCTCGATCAGATCTCCGAGAAATTTGGCGGACAGGCCGCCGCGCTCGCCGGCACGTATCAAGGCCGCCTGGCCCAACTCGGGAACACGTGGAACAACCTAGAGGCCTCGATCGGCCGCGTCATTACGCAAAACGCCACCGTCCTCACGGCGTTCGATCTCCTGAACAAACAGATCGCCGCCAACACCGGCGAACTCAACGAGAACCAAACCGCGAACGATCTGGTTTCCGAGGCCGTGATCGGCGTCGTCCGCGCGTTTGCCCTCGGCGTGGACGCCGTCGGCGCCACCATTCAGGCGTACTACAACCTCCGGATCGCGGCCGACGAAGTCGGCGCCGCGATCGTCACCCTCGGCGGCTACGCCCTCGACAGCGTCGCCGCCATTATGTCCGTCCAGAAGTACTACAACCCCCTCGCCTGGACGAGCATGTGGAAAAACGCGGTATCGGAAGTCCAGAACGCCGCCGCCACCCTCCACGGCGCGGCCGAAGGCTTCCACGCGGATTCCGGCGACGCGCTCGCCTCACAAACCCGATGGGCGGACGGCCTCGGGAAAGTCTCCGCCGGCCTCAACACGTTCGCCACGAACCTAGAGGCCACGCGCGGCCAAACGCAACCGTTCGCCGCCACGCTCGACGGCGCCTCGAACGCCTGGGATCGGAATACCCTGGCCGTCGAGAAAAATAAAAAGGCCGTCGAGGACTACGTCCGCGCGTGGAGCAAGTACGCCGAGGACACCGCCAAAATTTGGGACGAGGCCTTTATCGCGCAAGCGAACCTCGACACCAACAGCCTCGCCAGCCACCTCGCCGTTATCGAGGCCAAGAAGCAAGCCGAGATCAATGAGGCGACGCGCACCGTGATCGACGCCGACCAACTCGGCGAGCGCATCTATGCGATCGACGCCAAGTACGCGGCCCTGGCCGCCAACGAGACGACCAAGAAAAACGAGGAAATCCGCGTCAGCAACGATAAATTGTGGACCGAGTACGAACAGCTGATCGGCCGCGTCACCGCGTCCAGCTACCAGACACAAACCGCCGCGATCCAACGCTGGTACGACGACACCGTCTCCGCTACCGAGGCCGCCGGCAAAGCCGACGCCGAATTTTGGGACGCCATTACGAAGCTGTACGTGGAGAAATGGCAACAAGCCAGCCTCGACGTTCGCGCGATCGCCAAGACCGAACAGACCGACACCCGCGAAGGCCTCCAAGCCACGGCGGACGAGGCCAAGCGAACCTATGACTACGCCCTAACCCAAGTCGGCCACTGGTCCGACGAAACGATCGACAAATACCGCGTCACCTACGAAACCGCGCAGGCCGCCGCCGACAATTGGGGCAACCACGGCGAACAGGCCAACAACAAAGTCAAGGCGGCCACGGACGGCGCCAAGGCCTCCACCGACGCCCTTACCGGCTCCCTCAACACGGCCAGCGGCGCCGCCAAAACCCTCGGCGACCTCATGGACGCCTACTTCCCGCAGGGGACCAACGGCGCCGCGCGCCTCGGCATGTACGGAGGCGACACGGCCGGCGAGGCCGCGTACAAGGCCGCCGGCGGGATCATTTCGGCCTCGATCGGAGGCGGGATTCTCCACCGTGCATCCGGCGGCCCGATCCCCGCCGGCGTCCCCGCCATTGTCGGCGAGGCCGGGCCGGAAATTTTCGTCCCGACCGTGGGCGGAAACGTGCTCCCGAACGGCGCCGCGCCCGGCGCCGGCGTCATCGTCAACAACGTATTCCACATCGTGGACACCGAGGCCGCGATTACGAAACGTGTGGCCGACAACATCACCCGATCCGTCATGCGCGCGACCCGGATGTCCTAATGCCGTCACCCCCCGCCGATCACTATGCCCTCGTCGGCAAACGGATCGGCTTCCGCCTGGCCTACATCACGCCGGCCCTCCGCCGCGTCCGCGAGACGTCCGCGATCTATCGCCTCAACGACAAGCCCGTCAAGATTCGTTACAACTCGTGCACGATCCACGACGTCATCAACGACACGCCGAACACGTGCGGCCTCACGATCGACGCCGCCACGCCGCCGACCTCTGGCCAACGCCTCACCGTCCGGATCAACGCCAACCGGCCGCGTACCTTGTTCGCCGGCCCGCTCCAAACCGTGGGCCTCACCTACGAAGGCCGAGGCCTCGACAACCACACCGTCTATCCCTGCCAAGCGATCGACGACACGCCCCTCGCCAACCGCAAACTCCCGTACGGCGCCTGGACGAACGTGTCCGCGTCGCAAATCGCCACCTACCTCGTCGTCACGTTTTGCCCGGCCGGCTTTTCCGACGCCGGCGTCCAACCGAACCTCCCGGCCGTCTCCGTCAATTTTGACGCGACGGAAGGCATGGACGGATGCCTCCGCCAACTCGCCAAACTGATCGGCGGCTACTTCTATTGGGAAGATCGCGTCCTCCACTTGTTTATTACCGAGGCGTCCGATACGCCGGACCCGATCGACCTCGATCACCCGTTCCTGAACGACCCGCCGATCGCCGTCTCCACCGACACGTCCCAAGTCCGGACCCGCGTGTACGGGAAAGGCTACGCCGAAGAAGTGATCGGCGACGTCGCCGCCAACGACTCGATCATCCCGATCAGTAACGCCGTCATGTTCAACCCGAACGGCGGCCAAGCCGTCAGCGAAACGCAACGACTCCGCTACACCGGGACCACGCCCGGCGGAGGCGGCTCCCTCGTCGGCCCCGGCATTGGCCCGGCCGCCGCGCCCTCCCTGGCCCTCCTCGACGGCGCCGGCGTCACGCCGGGCCTCCACTACTACGCCGTGACGTTTCAAACCGCCGCCGGCGAATCGCTGATCAGTCCGTACCCGTCGATCAACGTCGGCCCACGCCCCGACCCGACGATCACGCCGGCGTTTGGCGCGCCGACTTTTCTCGCCTCCGGAGGCGTGGAACCCGGCGGCCACCTCTACGCCGTCGCCGACCTCACCGCCTCCGGCGAAACGCGCCCCGGCCCGCCGGCCACGTTCACCGTCCGCAACCTCACCGACCCGACGATCGCGCCCGTCTGGAACAACACGCAGCAAGGCGCCGGCGCCAGTCCGTACGGCCCCTGGCAAGCCGGCGCGCAAGTCCAATTCCAGTATTCGTACACGAGCGATCCCAACTCGTTCGCGCACGAAACAAACCTCTCGCCCGCCTCGGCGGCCGTCACGCTGAAACAGTACGTGGGCCTCCCGGCCGGCTGGTACATGCCGCCCAACATCGTCGTCCCGCCGTCGTCCGACCCGGCCGCGAAGTGGATCAACCTGTGGGGATTCGTTCCCGGCCAACAGTTTGTCGCCGTCTGGTGTGGCTCCGCGCAAAACATCTATCCCGGCAACTCGCCGACGATCGGCGCCTCCGCCGCCGGCAATCCGTTTATCAACTACCCCGGCGCCAACCCGATCCTCCGACAGGTCGCCGTCTCCGTCCCGGCCGCCACGGACCCCGTCGTCACGTCACGGAAACTGTACCGAACGATCGCCGGCGGATCGCAACTGAAGCTCTTGGCCGCGATCGGGATCGGCCTCGTCTCGTACACCGACACGACGCCCGACGCCAACCTCGGCGCCAACGCCCTCTCCACGCCGACCGCCGCCTCCTCGCGCGTCGCCATGACCGGGATCCCGATCGGCGCCTCGACCGTCATCGGCCGGAAAATTTACCGGACGGCCGCCGACGCCGGCCAACTCAAATTCCTCGCCACGCTCGCCGACAACACGACCACTACGTACCTCGACGCCCTGGCCGACGCCGCGCTCGGCGCCAACGCGCCCACGGCGGACACCTCCGGCCTCAAACAACCGGACGGCGTCGTCCTCGCCGGCGCGTCGTCTCTTGTGGTCGCCGGCGCCTCGTGGGCCAGAGTCCTCGGCGGCTACGCCGTGATTGGTAACGGGACGCAAGTGATCCGCTACACCGGGATTAGTGGAAACAGCCTCACCGGCATCCCGCCGGCCGGCCCCGGCGCCATTACGGCGACCGTCTCGTATGGCTCGACGATCACCGCCGCCGCCGCCCTCCTCGGCGTCACCGGCCTCCTCCGCGCCTTGATCAAAGGCGCCCCGATCAATTTGTGGGTACAACGCGACGACACGAACGCGCAAGCCCAACTCACCGCCCTCGACGGGACGGACGGCGTGATCGAACACCTGATCACCGACGAACGCCGTGGCGAGGCGTCGTTGATCCAACTCTGCGACGCCGACCTTAAACAATACAGTCAACCGATCCGGACGGTCCCCTATGCCACGCGCGACGTCAAAACCAAATCCGGCAAGCCGATCACGTTCAACCTCGGATCGCCCCAAATCGTCGGCACCCTGACGATCCAAGACGTCACGATCTCCGAGATCGACGTCGCGCCCGGCCTGCCGCCCAAATTCACGGCGACCGCCTCGACCGTCCGATTTTCCATTGACGATATTTTGCGACGCCTCGGCGCCGCCCTCGACGTCACGACCTAACGGAAGGCGAACCGATGCCCCCGATCACCATCAACCGGACGCCCTGGAACGCCCTGATCGACGACTCCGGCCAAAACCTCGACGGCTCCCTCTGGGACAAGGCCGCGATCGCCGGCGTCCTCCTCGACCCGATCGATCAAGCCCTGGCCAAAATCCCCGTAGACGGCGCCACCGGCAAAATCCCGGACACCGCCCTCTCCGCCAACGTCGCCCTCTTGAATCGTTCCGGCCAAATCTTTTCCGCCCAAAACAGCTTTACCGGCCAACTCGTCGCCTCCGGCCTCAATTTTTACTGTGGCGTCAGCACCCCCGCGTATTTTGACGACGGGATCATCGTCCGCAATCAAACCCAAGTGAACCTGGCCAACGCCGGGCAAATCGTGTTCCCCGCCACACAGTGGCCGAGTACCGATCCGAACACCTTTGACGACTACGAAGAGGGGACGTGGACGCCTGGGATCTTGTTTGGTGGCGCCGCCGTGGGCATGGTCTACAACGAACGCGCCGGCTGGTACATCAAGATCGGCGGCTGGATATGGGCCGGCCTCCGCATCATCCTCGGCAGCAAAGGTACGTCAGTCGGATCCGCCACGATCACCGGCCTCCCCTTCGCTGACCGAGACGGCGGCAACGTCGGCGGCAATTTCAATTATTTCGGCGCCATGAATGCCGGCGTGGCGAACATGCCCTCCATGTACATCACCAACGCCACGATCACGCCGGCCCTCGGCGCCGCCGGCGGAATCATCATCATGGATAACACCAGCTTTAACCCCGGCTCGCTCATCGGCGCCGTGATGTACCGCACGCCCACGTAAAAAAGGATCGCCCATGCTCACCGAAGAATCCGTTATCAGTCAGATCGCCGTAGACGAAACCGGCGTCCTCTCCGTCCGGCGCTCGCTCTACGTCCTCCGGGACGGCGTCCGGATCTCCTCGACGTTTCACCGCACGACGTACGAACCCGGCGCCAGCCTCGACGGCGAGGCCTCGATCGTGAAAGCGATCGCCGGCCTCGTCTGGACGCCGGCGGTAATCGACACCGCAACCAAACGCCGCGCCGAGGCGATCGCCGCCCTCACCGCGCTCGGCCTGCCGCCCCCGGCCGCTCCACCCGCGCCCACTGAAGGAGTCCCGCAATGACCATTCACAAACCGAAAGACTACGGCCACGCCCCGACGCCGGACCCGACCGGCACCGACGCGCCGATCGATTTCACCGTCACCGCCGTAGACGAGGCCGGCGCCCTCATCACCGCGCCGATCGTCATCCGGATCGACGCCGGCCTCTCCGGCACCGTCCGCAACACGAACCCGGCGAACTTTTACCACGGGCCTCGCAAGGATCCGCCCTGGATCGGCGACGTGGAAGTCTCCGCCGATGGCTACGCGCCGTGGACGACCGGCGCCAATCCGCAAGTCACGTTCCACGACCAAACGATCAACGTAGTCGCCACCCTGAAACCAAGTTTTAAATCGGCCCACGTACCCCCGATCGTACGTGGGCCTCTTCTGCCGTTTCCCGAACCCGTCAACTACTACACCGATCTCCCCTGGACGCCGCCGGCCGATCGCAACTACCTCCGAGGCGACTTTTGGGGTGTGGAAATGCCTGGCGCGCCGCAAGTCCCCGGCGTGGGCCGGAAGTACGAACGGATCTTCTCGTGGTTTTTGGACCGCTACCCGCTCGACTTTCAAAAAGCCTACCTCACCAAATACGGCGGCTACGGCTACACGCATTTCCTCCTCTCTGTCGGCGACAGCCTCGGCCCGCCGGAGAATCCCGGCAAGACGCCCGGCGCCGGCCACACGCTCGATCAATTTATCGAGACGTGCCGCCTCGTCAAAAAGTACGTCAAATACTGTCACGTCCGCCTCGGCTCGAAAGACTTTCAGCCGCACTACATGACCGCTCAACAGTGGGCCGACTACGCCGATCCGATCATGGACGCCCTCATCGCCGCGAACGTGGTTGACGAATTCTCCCTCGCCTGGGAAATGAATTTGTGGAACACGCCCGGCCAACCGCTGATCGACGCGCTCCGCCACTGTGGCCAAAAGGCCCACGCCGCCGGCCTGACGTCCTGGCAACATTTCAGCCCGCACTACACCTCATGGTTTGCAGACGGCGACGAACGCGGCCGTTTCGGCTGGTACGACGACCTGGCCAACGACGTGGACGGGATCAACTACCAAACGATGGGACCGCAATGGTCGCCGCAAATGCTACAGGCCCGCATGGTTGACACCCTGTGGCAATTTGGCCAACGCGGCAACGACTACCTTTTCCGTATGGAAGAGGACTTGGCGTTTTGGATGTGGGATACCGACGTCGTCACCGTGCAAGTAGACGACGCCGTCGATCCGGCCGGGAACCCCGTGTACACGTCCGTCTCCGTCACGCCGGAGGACGCCAACGTACGCGGCTACGTCGCCGCCTGCACGATCGACGACGTCAAACGCACGGACGCGAAGGTATGGGGATTCGGCAATGGCGGCCGGCGCCCCGATGGATCACGCCTCTAACCGAAGGACACGACCATGGACACCGAGGCCGCCCGCGCCCACATTCACACCGCCCAAGCCAAGATCGACGAGGCCGAATCGGCCCTCGATCTCGCCCTCGCCGCCCTGGACGACCCCACGCCGCCGGACCCGCCCGCCGGGAATACGATCCCCGTCACGGCCGGCACGCCACTACAACCCGTGATCGACGGCGCGCCGGACGGTAGCGTCCTCGTCCTCGACGCCGGCACGTATACCGGAAGTCTCGTGATCCGTAAGCCGCTCACCATCCAGCCGGCCGCCGCCGTTCCGGCCGGCCGCGCAACCGCCGCCGGCTGTGGCGTCGTCATTGTCGGCGGAACGGACGACGACGCGATCGCCGTCCTCGGCGACGACGTCACCCTATGCGGCCTCACCGTCAAGACGTCCCACCAAAACCGCCAACTCGTGGCGTTTACCGGCGCCCGCCTCGTCCTCGATCGCTGTAGCCTCCTCGGCGATCCGGGATTCGGCTGTCACCGTGGCGTCATGCTGAACGGCGCCGGCGCCCGCGTGATCCAGTGTCACGTAGACAACGTGTTCGATTTTGGCCGCGACACGCAAGCGATCAGTGGATGGGACGGGACGCGCGACATTGTGATCGATGACTGCTACCTAGAAGGCGCCGGCGAGGTAGTTATGTTTGGTGGCGCCGACTCGACGAGTCCGGAACGCATGCCGACCAACGTACAGATCACCAACTGTACCCTCACCAAAAACCCGGCGTGGTACGGCCTCGGCGTCCAAATCAAAAACGCGCTCGAACTCAAATGTTGCGTCGGTTTCACGATGGACAATTGCATCATGGAGTACGGCGGGACCGCCGAAGGCCAAGGCGCCTACTTGATCCTCTTGAGTACGCGCAACCAAGACGGGACGGCGCCGTGGACCACGATCCAACACGTCCGGATCACGCACTGCCACGCGCGCCACGGTGGCGCCGGGATCAAGATTCTCGGCCGCGACGACGGACAAGAATCCGTCCCGATGACCGACGTAATCCTTGACGACGTCATGTTCTCCGATATCGACCCCGGCACGTACGGAGGCGACGCGCGAGGCGTGTGTCTGCTCGGCGGCCCCGACGCGCTGACCATGGAAAACATAACGATCGAGGCGACATACCTAGGGACGACGATGTACTTGATCCCGCCGCCCTATCCAACCCGCCTCGTGTTAAAAAATATGAAATTCTCGCCGAGTGAGTACGGCATGAAGATCGACGGCGGAGGCGCCGGCGTGGAGGCCTGGGAAGAGGCCATGCCGGACGCCGTGATCGACCTCACGCCGGAGGACACCGGCGCGACGGACTATCCGCAGTGACCGGACCCGCCGCGATCGGGATCGTCCTGGCCGCGCTCGTGACCTCGCACTGTAGCCGGATCGCGCGCAACGTGATCGAACACAACGAGGCGACGCGCATGTTACCGCGCTTTGCCGTCTGTCCCGATCGCCAGCCGATCCGCCTGTTGATTAACGAACACTGCCCCGGAGGCGTCTGCGGTTACTCGTGTCTGCCCGGCCGATGGGACGGGCCTAACGGAAGGATCGACCAATGCCGCTACTACTCCTCGCCGCGATCGTCCTTATCGTCGCCGCCGTGATCCTCACGATCCTCGCCGCCCGTAACAAAGTCCCGCTCTGGTACGCCGTGCTCTGTCTGGCCCTCTTGGCGCTCCTCAAGGCCTGGCCGATCGGCTAGGCTCCGAGGCCGGCCGGCGAATTCCCACGCCGCGACGAACCCGTCGATATAGACGGCCACGACTTGATACCGGCCGACGCAGGATCCGCCCGGCCCCGTCACCACGTAGGACGGCGACGGCGACGCCGCCTCCGCCACCGTCAACGGCGCCGGCCCGGCCCGCGCCTGAAGCCTCGCCACGTCGGCCGCGCGAGAGGCCGCCCGGCGATTGTTATAGCTTCGCCGCGCCGGCGTCACCATCCGTCACCCCGACCCGATACGGTAGCCCGTCCGCCTTGACCCGTCCGTACGGTCCTAGACAGACCAACGCCTCCGGCCGGACGCCTTGCCCCTGTAAGGCGCCGGCCATTTCATCCGTCATCGTCGCCGCGTCCATCATCGCGCCGCGCTCCACCGTCATCACGTGGCCCGTCCCGCCGACGTTGTAGACGACGATCCAGACCATCACGATCGGCCCGGCTGGACCTCAAACGCTTTTTTGGTCCGCTTGTACTCGCCGCCCTTACGGCCGACCAAATAGCCGCGCGACACCATCGGCCCGATCCAGCCCGCCTTGACGCCGGCGGCCTTAGCGATCGCCTCGCTCGTCATTGGCCCGCGTTCCGCGACGATCGCCAACGCGCGGAGTGTTTCTTCGCGCTTCGCTTTCACGGCACCGGAAAACGTCTTACTCGCCGCCGGCCTGGCCCCGTGTCCGTTCCGCGACGCCCGCGCCTGGATCGCCGCGCCCACGACCGACGCCATACGCTTGATCTTGCCCGGCCGCGCGTCGCCGTTCAATAACGCGATCGTCGCCCGCAATGTGGCCGCCTTAGCCTCGAACTCCTCCGCCATCCGTTCGATCTTCTTGGCTGTGATCATTTACCCTCCACCCGCGCAAGGAATCGATCTCGCCGCAATCGATGCGCCTTCGATCGCCGCGCCGTCGCCCGCTCCCGATCCTCGGCCTTACCCTCCGCCCGTTCCTTGGCGTCTCGCACTTTCAACGAGACAAACGTGTGGACGGCCGCGTCCGGCGCGCCGGCATGTTTGCGAACCCATGCCACCAACGGCGCCTCACCGCCGATCCCCTTGGACTCGAACGCCGCCCCGAGGACGGCGATCGCAATCGCGCCCAATCGTGGCAACGCCAGCTCCGCCGGCGACACGTGATCGAACACGTCCCGCGTATCCTTGACCTTTAATTCCTTGTTCAGAATGGCCGACAGCGTCGCCGCCGCCTGGAAATTGAAGCACTCGACACCGGCCAACGCCGCCCGCGTGAACCCATCCCGCCCGATCTTCAGGATCCACGACGTCCGACGCTCTTGTAACTTGGCCACGATCCCGGATCCAAGGACTGACGGCGACAAATCCATAGATGACCTCCGAAATATCGGATGCTTTAGTGCTGAGGTTTCACACTTTATTTTGTGAGCAGCATATAAATCCTATTGTCGGCATTTATTTTCGGCGGTAAAGTGCAAGGCCAGAAAGGGCCATCCGCCATTGACTCCCGACGACGCCGACCCCGATTGGATTAAAAGACTCCGCCGCGTGACCGAACAGTACGCCGCTTTGAGGCCGGAAGGACGGCACGCGATCGATCTGTTTTTGGCGGTCCTGCCACGGCGGCCGGCGAAGGCGCGGCTACGGCCGCCGGCGCCAAGGCGTTCACCATCGCTACGATCGCCGTCCGCCCCTCTACCGACGTCCGCGAGAACATCCGAACGACGTGGGCGGCCTCGGCGCTAAGGGCCGTGTCTGGCGACAAGGCGCCATAGAGAATATCGACCAACGAGAGGCCTAGCGCCGTCGCGTACTTGTCGAGGCTTTCGACGTTCCCCGCTCGCCCCTTCTCAATCGCTTGGACCGTCTTATAACTCGGCCCGCCGGCCCGCTCGACATCAATCGGCCGCCAGTCCCGATCCACGCGCTTAAGCTTGAGCGTTCGTCCTACTTCTTTCCACAACTCGCCCGATGTCACGCTCACATTGTAGAAAATTTCTTCTAGCGATGCACGCACGTAAGACCCCTATTTGTAGCGCCTGGAAACTCGCCACCAAGCCCAACTGGAGGAAAATCCTAGCACGGAACTTAAATCCTTGACAGCCGGCCAATAATTTCCTATCTTTCGCGGAATGAATTTCCGGCAGCTCCGCGAACATGCCCGGATTACACAGTACCGCCTCGCCAAACTCTCCGGCGTGGAACAGACCACGATTAGCCAAATCGAGCTAGGCAAAGTGAGGGATCCGCGCTGGTCCACGATCTCCGCCCTCGCTAGCGCCCTTAACGCGACGCCTGGGACCGTGGCCCGCGCCATCGCACAGACGGCTAAGTACCGTGTCCGCGCTTAAACGACTCCTCCGTCGTCTCTGGCATTGGTGGCGCTACACGCCGCCGCCGCCGCTTGGCCGCGTGACCGATCGGTGGCTAGAAGATCACAACTACCGCAACGGGACGCGCGAGGCCTAACGGAAGGTATGGCTAAGACGCCCGCCCGGCGTACGCATTTCATTCCGTACGACTCGCCCGGCCGCCGGCGCCGGCAAGCCCTCTGCGGTTTGACGATCGACGCGCGCGACCACGCCGACGATCCCACGTGCGAGGACTGCCGCCGCCTCCTCGACGAACGCGAGAACAGTGTCGGCCCATGACGCCCGATCTGTGTTTCGATCCCGTCGCGCACGGCTACACGCTCAACGGCGAAATGGTCCCGTCTGTGACCCAAATCCTCGCGCCGCTCTACGATTTTGAGTGGATGCCCGCGTGGCGCCGCGAGGCCGTCATGTTGCGCGGCCGAATCGTCCACGACGCGATCGCCGCCGACAATCAACGCGACCTCGACGAGGCGACGTTTGCCCGCACCTGTCCGGACGAAACGCCGTACCTCGCCGCCTGGCGCGACTTCCGCGAGACGCGCCGTTTTGTCCCGCAGTTTTGCGAGTACCGCGTCGCCTCGCCGCGTCACAAAATCGCCGGCACGCTCGACGCCCTCGGCATCATGGACGGCGCCGCCGCGCTGATCGATTTCAAAACCGGCAACCCGAACGACGTGGCCGCCGACCTCCAAACCGCCGGCTATTTTGGCCTCGCCGTGGAATGGGCCAACGCCGGCGATCGCGGCCTGGCCGACTTTTTCGCCCGCTATCCCGTGATCAAACGCTTCGCCGTCCAACTCAAACCGGACGCCACGTTCCGCGTCGAGGCCTATACCCGTTCGTCCGACTACCGCGACTTCCTGGCCCTCGCCGCCGCACATCACATCATCGCCGGCCGCCGTGGCCGGCGCCCCGCCGAGGCGGCCTAATGCACGGCCAACGGTGTCTATTTTGCGGAGGCGATCGCAGTGAACCCGATCACGATCGCCACTGCGACGGCCGCCAAGGCGCCCGCGAGGCCTTAGCGTTTACGACTCCGGCCGACGCGCCCGACTTTGACGGCGAGACGTACGATCGCGCCAAAGACCACGAACGCCTCGGCGCCCAAGCCCTCCGCGTGTGGTCGCTCATCCTCGACGGCCAATGGCGCACGCTCGCCGAAATCGAATCCGCCACCGGCGATCCGCAGGCTAGCGTCTCCGCCCGTCTGAGAGATTTTCGTAAATCTAAATTCGGCAGCTATCCGATCGAACGACGCCGACGCGAGACGGCCGCCGGCCTGTGGGAATACCGACTCGTCCTCGGCCACGAACAGAAGGCGGCCTCATGACCCAACCGCCGATCTTTCGGTGTGATCACTGTGGCCGCGAGGCCGTCGTCTCGCGCGTCACGCCGTACCTCTTCGACGTCGTTTGTTGTTGCGGTTTCGCGTACCGCCTCGCATGGGCCACGCGCAACCCGCCGCCGACGTGGACGACTCGAACCGGACAACTCGCCTTTGAGTGGGCCACGCCATGACGTTCCGCGTCTCTGTCGCCGACGCCGACAAAGCCGGCGACGAACTCGCGCCGGCCAACGAGGCGATCGTCGCGCGCCTCAGCCTCGCGCCGCGCGTCTCCGATCCGGCCTCGCTCGCGCAAGCGAAACTCGATCGCCAAGACCTGGCCGATCGGATCGGCCGCGTGGAGGCGTTTTTTAAACCGCTCAAAGCCTCCGCCTACGCGCTCTGGCAAACCCTCTGTAAACGTGAACGCACGATCCTCGACCCGCTCCGCCACCTCGACCAAGACAAGGCCGCCGAAATTCGGGAGTACCACGACGCCGAACAACGGGAACGCCGGCGCCTCGAACAAGAGGCCGCCGAGGCCGCCCGCCACGACGCCGAGGCCCGCGCCCTGGCCGAGGCCGCCGCGCTCGAACAGACCGGCGACGCCGACGTCGCCGAGGCCGTGATCGCCGAGGCGATCGCCGCGCCGGCGCCCGTGGTTGTCCTCCCGGACCCGTTCGCCGGCGTCCAGACCTTTACCCGACGCTGGCACTGGAAATACGCCGGCGGCCCGA